TTTATATCCTGTTCAAAGGTATAGGACAGAGCTTGGTTACGCTTCTGCCACTCCTCATAATTCCTATCATCGCTCATCATGTCGCCAACCCACTTTGAGTCGGACACGAACTGCGATGCGTAAAAGTAAATCAGATCGTTTGGATCATCGAACCTCCGTGCTAGTTTAGCAAAGAAGTACTTATCCTTTCGTTTCCAAAACGACTGAGGTTTTGCTGACGTCTTGTAGTTATACCGAGGAGCCTCATACTTGTCGTCCTCAAAGTGTAGCTTCATCGCCATGTAATATCTAAAAGCATCAAACGGTTCCATACGAATCATCATATCGGTAATTGGTTTCCATTGCTTTTCATTAATCGCAATGATACTGCTTCTGCTTCGATCTTATCCTTAAGGATTGGACCAATAAGGTTATTAATCTCACCTGGGTCTAGTTCCCTATCAGTACAGACATCAATGACTGCGTCCATGTAAGACATATTCTTTTCTTCGACCTTCGTCTCGACGAGTTTGCTAAATCGCTTTTTTGTTAGTATTTGTTCTAGTGACATTATTCCTCCCATCTATAAAATATATGATCGTCAACTCTCATGATACGACGCAAACTGTCAGCCCAATAGGGAGTAACGTTCTTAGCGTGGTAGTGAGTTGCCCCATTTGTTAAATCTTCATACGTACCATACAATGAAATGGCCTCTGTGGCTCTTTCCTGTGCAGTATCCCACAGCTCATCATTCTTTGGGGCATCAGAGAGCCCATCGCAATACCAACTGAACTGGCATTTGTGCCGTTTAGGGAATCCAGTTGAGTCTGTAGGACCTTGTTTGATAACAGCACACGCGTTATTCGGATATCGTTCATCTCTGATACGATTAAGAACAACATGAGTCACTGCTATCTGACCAAGGTGCGATTGGTTACGAGCCTCAAAGTAAATGTTCTTGGCTATACACTCCATGTCTGGAGCGGTTAGACCTAGGGCTGCAGTTACAACGGCCTCAGCTATTAAATGCTTCATGATAAAGTTTTTATCTCACTCTCTAAACGAGTCATCTCATCCTTAACCATTAGCTTTTGGATCTTCATTGACTTAATGAATTTTTCAGGAGCACGCTCTCCTTCAAGAGCTTTGATCCTATCGTCTATATCCTTATGCTTTCGCTGTAAAGATTCTAGTCTTGCATCTAAACTCATTTGTCCATAACCCTTAGCAATAACGTTTCGGCATTGATACGACCGTTTGGTTTGGCCGTCTTTGTGGTAAGTTTAGCCCAAGCATTATCGATTTGCTTCGGCGTCTTACCGAGAATAATGGGTAGGAAATCCTCTGGTGTTCGCAGACGGACTGACCTACTCAACCCTTCATCAAATTTCTGTAGGGTAGTACCCTTTACCTCGAAGCCTGTTGTTGAGTAACTTACGTACTCAGACAATGTGCGAGTCTTTTGATTAAACGTATAGAGTCGCATAGCTCCAGGTACCGTGAGCGGATTGATGGAGAGTAGTTTGTATTCTCGTGATTCCTTACAGAACTTGAGATACTTAATCTGTGAATCGTTGGATCGTGCTTTAGGAGTACGAACCTTACGAGTGGCTTTTGCACGAGCCTTGAGTTTGTCAAGATCGGCTAGCATATCATCACACGCTTTAAGACGACGCTTTAGCTCAGGACGCTTAAGGTGGCTATAACCCTCAACGGCTTGTTCACACTTCTTGTGATACGCATCATAGTAATCAAGATGCCAACCATCAATGAACTTACGAACGATCTCAACAGCTGCACCCTTGAGGTCATACTTAAGGAATAGGTTGTACAGATCAATGGTAGTTTTCTTACCTTGGATCCATTCGTCCTCTAGAGTATCCACGTCCTCCATGACTGTATTGTATACCTTCTCACGAAGTAGCTCTTGAGGAGTCTTACGAACCACTACGGGTTTGCTATCCTCTTCAGCTTTTTTCTCAACGATGACAGTTTTGCCATACTCGATTGCTTCAGAGATACGGTTGGTCAACCAGTCACGAGCTTCGTAAAAGGTATTACCAGTGCCAGGAAGTGCGATCCAATACGCAGCTTCTGCCTTGTTGTGATAAGGCGCACCCATAGTCTCCATACGAGCAACGATACCAACGGTAGCAGTATCAGCCAAACGACCAGCATTCTTAGCTGCTTGAATGTCATTCTTACTGTACTTGTTGGCTTTCATCCATTCCCATACGTATGGTATTAGATCCTTATGCTTATAGTTCTCATAGTACCATGCACGAATGTATTGGCGACGACGGTGAACAGCCTGACCATCATTTAGATCAACCTCGTTCCAATTCGGCTCAGCGAGTTTACCGCCTCGACGAATAATTGGAGCAGCACGTGGCTTTTTACGTTTACCAGTTTTAAGTAGATTTTTGCCAGCCATTATTGTACACCTCCTGCCATGTAATACATCTTGACGCCTTGATCCCAAAGATCGTGAGCGGCGTCATCAGTATCGAAACCATACTCGCTTGCGAAATCAATTGACGATGAAGCCATAACGGAACCATCAAAACCATGTTCTTGAAGGTAATAACAGATGGTCTTAGCTGTTGCTGCTTCGGCCACCATGTAGTTTCCGTTGAACATTTGAATAGATCCGTTGTCGGCTGAGATAAAGTCAATCATAATAAGGTTCCTTTCCTTCCATTTGATACTACTATTCTACCATAGTCGAACAGCAATGTAAATAGAAAAATGAACTTTTTTTCACAAATATGCATTTTTTTTAGTCGGAGTAGAACTCACGTACGTTCTCGACTCGGAACGATCTCCAACCATCAGCATTGACGTCGAATACTTTGACGGTGTTAATGGTTTTCATTACGCCTTCGTCTTCATCAATCAAAGATTTTGGTTGATGATGTCCTGGGATCTCGTCCTGTTTCAAAGTACAGGTCATATCCCTCATCTCACCGTTGAGTTTCTCAAAGACCACTCGGCAAGTGCCAACACGTAGTCGTGCGATCATACCGTCTCGGTCAAGTCCTTCAATTAGTACCATATAATGTCTCCTTCATAGGTTTTAGAAATGGAGTGATGTCACCACCATACTCCCCGTTGTTTGCCTCAAGCCATGCCTGACGGTCAAGTGTGTCTAGACTCATTAGCCTATTCTCAATATTGTCAGCTACTGCACGAAGCGCTCTTACGAGAACAAATGCCTCGTCAAGATCTTCTTTGTTGTCATAAGGAACACAATTCTTGCTCGGTACCGTATAACACTCAATATGTTTAGCTACGATTTCTGGCCAAAGGATTGTCTTTTCAACAGCAGGATCACTGCTGTCACCAAAATAGAGATGTACGTTTACTCCAGTATCATCAAGATCAGTGTATAGATCTAGTTCTAGGTTTGCTTGCGCCATATTTACCTCCGCATCTTTGCTAGTTCTTCGGCCTGTTTTGTTCCACGCATAACTGGCACGAGATTTGATTTGTGCATCGTTCCGATACCGATAATGAGGTCACCTGTGTACACTGGGTTTTCTTTCTTTCGACAAGATCCAGGTATTGAGTCCGACGTCTTGAGGCTTGGATACTGTTTTGTTGTACGCGAAAACGATTCCTCGGCGACATACGTGGTGAACTCCTTTTTGTACGGTTTCTTATTGCCTTGCACGTAATCAACGTAGTCCTGCAAAGTATTAAACTGACACGAGTGCATGTTCTTACGGCGCATGTCCTTATTGTATCGACGACGCTCGACCTCGAGTTTATCGAGATCAAGCTTTTTACCTTTGCGTTTCTTAGTACTGATTGTGGTCATACCACGGACAAGATGCATAGTCATTCAGTGTATTCCTTTGGTACTGCAGACGCATCCCAAACGTATTGGTTGTGCCTGTCATTATCAACGACAACGACGTCATCAGGACCAACTTCAGTCCAGACACGGTCGTCCATCCACTTGTGATAGTATGCAGGACCACCCCAGACTCTGCGAGCCCTGCGGTAAGTATCCTCACTCATACCAACGTAGTGTACAGTTCTCATAATAAAACTCCTTTCTGCAGAAAAGAGTCTTTAGACTCAGTCCCATTCTTTTAGAGTGTTACGGGCAACGCTGCCGTAGTGTGTTTCGGCATAAGACTCAGCGTCGGTCCAATGATTATGGTTATCGTCAAGCTGATTGATCAGTTGATCGATTTTGTCCTCACGAGCTTTACGACGAGGCTTTTCCTCGACGTCAGTCCAACGACGAACATTTTTTGCGCCAAGTTCGAGCTTAAGGCGGAAGGCTGCGCGCTTTTTACGCTTTTCAGCAACTGCCTTGATTAGTTCCAAACGAGCGGCTTTTTGAGTTTCAGTCATCATAATGTATTTCTCCTTCCATTTGATATAACTATTCTAACACAGTTTTGAGTCCGTGTAAAGGACTTTTTTCACATTTATGAAACTTTTTTTAGCAACGATGGTGAAACCTTCCAAGTTACGAAATCAGTCTTTACGACGATAGTTTTTGGATTGATCTTGATAATCTCACCACGTTCAGTATTTCCACGCTTTCCAGAGAACGATACTCGGTCTCCGATTGAAAAGCCTTGTTTGATGTCGCGCTGCATGTTACGACCTGCTGCTTTGAGTTCAGTAACCACTTTGCTGTAGTCCTCTGAAGTCTCGATTCCTGCTAGGATCTTACGAAGTGCGACGATATCTTTTGAGTTAATCA